GATACTTCGAGCGTGTCACCCTCTGCGATGCCCAGCGCTTCCTCAGCGCGGATGTCGAAGAGCGTGGCGTCCTGTACGAGCCTGGCTCCACTGACATCGAACACGGGTTGCGGTTGCACGCGCTGGAGCCGCACTGGATGCCCTGGTCCCTGACCCCCACTACGCCAGATCCCGGACTGAGCCAGATTGCCGTCGGCAAAGAGGCTCCCGAGTGCTGTATCGAAAACCGTCATTGCCGACGCTCCTGCAGCCGACCATCGATCCGACGAAGCAGTTCCAGTTGCGCGTTTGCTCGTTCCTCGATGCGCGCCAGACGCTCGACGATCGCCGAGATCGCGCGCTGGTCTTCATCGAGACGTTGCTCGACGCGGGCCAGACGCTGCTCCTTCACGGTGAGGCGGGATTCGACCGATGAAAACCACCAGACGAACCCACCAAACTGCACAAGCAGGGTGGTGATGAGCGCAAGCGGGATGCGACGGTCGATGGTCCAGTGCAAATCCGGCGGATCGCTTTCTTCAGGGGGCGCCATGATCGATCGTCGTCGCGATTGATCAGTAGCTGCCATTCAGCCGCAAGCGGCCGACGGTGTCGCTTGCGCCATTGCCAACCGCATCGATCGCAACACCGATCAGCGTATTGCTGGTCGCTGTCTTGGTGGTCTCCTTCGCGGTGTTGTCCCAGTAGACTTTATCGCCGACCGCCCACGCCTGGGAGGCGACCTTCTTCAGGTCGAAGACGCCAACCAGCGCCGCTTCGACTGCTTCGCCAATAGCCGCGCTTGCTGTCGCAACACCGAAGATGGCGCCGACCAACAGGCCATCGCCCGACGACACGGCATAAGGCGCCACAAGCGTGATCGTCTTGCCGGGCTGCACATAGTTCTTCATGAAAAACTCCTCTCCAAAAGACGAAGGGCGGCCCGAGGCCGCCCGTTCTCGTCCAGATGTTGGTTGGGATGGGGTTCAGACGCCGTTGTTCTTGTAGAGGCCGCGCCAGTCGATCGCCTTGGCGCCGAAATCGAGGCGGCACTTGATCTCTACGCCATCGACATCGAAGCCGTTCCTCGTCTCGATGTAGGCGCCTTGCTGGCCTTCGAGATAGGCGTATTCGATCGTATCGATCTGCGCAGGATTGGCTGCGAGATACCAGGCTCCAGCGCTGACAGCGTCGAGACGCGGCTCCGAGATCGGCGTGATTGTGCGGATCGACTGGGGAACGACGTCAAGCGTCTTCGCCGGCAGAAGGTTCTGAGCAACGAGCTGCTCTGCTGCGAGTTCGAGAGCTGCCGGCACGATGAGATAACTCGGCCGGATATTGAGGATCGTCTTCTTGTCTAGCCCCGTCTGTTTGGCCATCGAGGCGCGACCTTCGCCGATCGATGCGACGCTGAGCGCCGCACCGGTTCCAGCGAGGTTCTTATGCGTCGCATGAAACAAGGTCACGCCATCGGCCATCGCGGCGTTCGCCGTGATGATGCCCCAGACCACATCGCTCTCAAGCGTGGCGATCGCCGTACCGTACATCGCCGGAATACGCGTGAAGGCGTCGAGGTCGTCGTTGATCAGGACCTGACGCGTGATCGCAACAACCCGACCATAGGTCTCGATACGATAGCTTTCCTTCGATTCTGCAATGGTGCCACGCTTGAATTCGCCGCCCTCGCTCACCTTCAGCAGCTGCGGCGCCTCACCGATCTGCACGCGATGCATCGCCTTGAAGTCGGTCGCCAGCACCTGACGGCAGAAGGGCGTGAAGGTGCGCGGATAGACGTCATAAGCCTGACGCAGCGTCTTGTTGGTGACGGCTGACAGGACTTCAGGGAAGTCCGACGTCGAATGCAGAGCACGGGTCGCGATCTCGTCGCGCGACATACCCCGCACATTGACTCCAGAGGAAGCGAGAAACTCCCGCGACAGCTCCAGGAGTGTCATCCCGCGATACTCTCGCGCGGGATCGCTCAGGCTGAACAGCGTCGGGCTGTAGCGATGCAACAGCGCATTGGCGACGGCCTCCCGGCGCGTCAGGCGCTCATCGCGACCACCAAGGGGCACGGAAACATGCGGGAAGGTCCGCGACTGTTCGGCAGTGTCTGCGACCTTGTCGAGAATGATGCGCCGCGCTTCATCGATGGCTACGCCCCGGGTGACAAGATCTTCAGCCATGCCGCGCTCAAGGCCGAGGCGCCCTGCCAGATCATAGATTGTCCCGACCCTCTCGCGCTCGGTACTCTGTGCCTGCGCGATGAGAGTCTTGGTATCGGGCGCAGTCTCCGCTGCCCGGGTAACAGGCTCAGGCGCGGACTGCGCCGCCGTCGTGGTCACACTGGTCTCGTCCATGGAAATCCTCTCTTTGATGGAGGCGTCGTCCCGGTCCACGACGCAGGGGCTCAGCGGGTCAACCGAACGGAAGCCGGCCGCCGGATCGGCCCCGACCGGGACCGCAGAAATCTCGAAGGGGGTCCAATCGACCGCGCGCCAGACCTCGGGCGCATTGGCGGGGCGACTGACCTCGAAGCGGTGGACTTGGTAGCCGATGGAGACGGCGCGCAAATGCCCCGCCTGGACATCGGCCCAGATGGCGCTGACATCCTCGCGCTCGCTGAAGCGCACGCGCGCGACGCCGCGCCCCTGATCGATGCGGGCCGAGCCGGGCACGACCGATCCAATGACTGCATCAAGCGTGCGGGTATCGTGAACCTTGAGCAGCGGGCCGCCGGCGTTCAGGCGGTCGAGCCGCACGCTGCCGGGATCCATGCTGAGTTCCTCGTCGAAGGGCTCGCCAAATAGCGGCTGCCTTCGGACCCTTGCACCCGTCGACCAGACCACTTCGATCGAGCGGTCCTGCTCATCGATCGTGGCCGGCAACAGGTCGGCTGCGCGGCGCATCGCCGGCAGTTCGATCGTGCCATGCATGTGATTGTCCTTAGGTAGAGGTCAGAGCCGGGTCGGCTTGCATCACGCCGGTCTTGGTGACGCGGCGCGGATCGCTGTCGAGAACGAGCTCAAGTGCATCGAGCTTGGCGTTCATTGCGGCGATTTCAGCCAGCACTGCGTCGGGGTTATGGCCCTGCCGCGCAATCGCCTGCGCCAGCGTCATGGTGCCCGAACGGATGGCGAGTAGATCCGCCATGGCGTCTTTCAGGGGATCAACCGCCTCAAAGCGCGGCGGCGACCATTCGACCGGGATGCGCGGTTGCGGCAGCTTGCCTGCCGCCCAAGCCTGTTCGGTAAACCAGTCCCAGGTGGGTTGGCAGAGCATCGGGATGATGATCTGCCATTGCACCGCATCGATCAGCCGTCGGAACTCAACCAGCCCGGCGCGAATGGAGGAATAGTTGACCTGACTGAGGTCGCCGGTCAGCAGCTCGTAGGGCATGCGAAAGCCGGCCGCCACGATATGCAGCTGCGCCCTGAGCCATTCGGAGACCCCGGCTGTGGTCGCCGGCTGGTTGAAGCGGATGTCCTTGCCGCCGCGCGCATAGGCGATGAGGCCGGGTTCGAATTGCTCGACCCGGTTGCCATCCGCATCGACGACTGAGGGTGCGATGCCTTGTTCACCTTCATCGGCGCCGAGCACGATCCCAACGACGCAGGCTTCTGTCTTCTTGCGAACCAGCTCGGCCTGTGTCCAATCGTCGAGATCGCGCAGGGCTCGCATCACGGGCGTGCCCCATGGCACGCCACGGGCTTGGGTTCGCTGCTTCTCGTAGAGATGGGCAATGTCGCTGGCCGGGATCGCCAGGCTATCGAGGCGCCGGCGCGTCGTGACGACCGTATCGCCCGGATGCTGCGCAAAGAGCCAATAGGCGCGTCGTTGGCCGATGCCGTTGAACTCGACGCCTTGGACGATCCGACCGCCATCGACGAGGTCACCATTGCGGCTTGCGTCCAGCATATCGGCTTCGAGCAGCTGCAACTGCAACGGCACGTCGAGCCCATCACTCGCCCGACGAGGTCTGCGCCGGATCAGTACCTCGCCCGCTTCGACCATCTGCCGACAGGCGAGCGTCTGGATCCCCAGGAAATCCAGCTGACCATCAGCATCACAGCGGACCGACCATGCCTCCCAGAGGGCCGTCGCCTGTGCATCGAGCTTCGCGTTGCCGCTTGCCGCGCGGGCAATGATGCCCGAGCCGATGATGTTGTTCACGAGAACCGACACCGCCTTAGCGGCGTGCGGGTTGTTGCGGACCAGATCGCGCATGCGATCCCGGAGCAGGGCGCCGGCGGTCCCGATCTCGCTGTCGGCGGATGTGCCGGCGCTACGCCAGCCATCGGTCCGTCGTCCCTTGGCCGCGCCATCATAGCCGCGGGCCAGCGCATCGAGACTGTCGCGTGCTTGGACCCGTCTGAGCGCCGTGCGTGGCGCGACCGAGCCTATGGCGCGATCAAGCCAGGTCACGCGGCCCATCAGCGATCCCCGCGT